TTCGCCCCGCAAGAGCCGGGTTATAGGTCTGCGCACTCGCAACCTGATTAGGCCCCGCCGTCGCCACCTGCCGCGCAATATCTGCCGCATCGCTATACATGCCAAGCGGGTTTTGACCGGGAAGGCTAGCCGCCTCATAAGGTGCACCGGCTGTCGCCATCTGCATACGCTGCTGAGGGTCAGGGCTAACCTTTCCATTCGTCGCCATCGGCTGAGATCCAAGGATGGTGTCGCGTCCCGGCTGATTTGCGCGCGGGTCTGCCGCTTGGTTCATTCCAGAAATCTGACGAAAACGCTGTATCGCCTCGTCACTTTGCGGGTGATTTTCCATATGGAACTGAACAAACTGCTCAGGGTTAATGTTGCCCGCTGGAATACCTAAAACCGTCGCAATGTCGCGCCGGTCCTTATCGGACAACCCGTTATAGGCGTTCTGCAAGTGCGGCGTCTGACCGAAGATTGCGTTATAATCGTATTGCGTTACGTCAGGCGCTTTCACACCGAGGCTGTCAAATAGACCGCCCCCACCGCCTTGACCGCCGCCGCTCAAGACAGGGCCTTGCGAATAACCGCCCGTAGATTGTGGGTTCACATTCGCGCCATAGCGATTGGCGAGCCCTGCGCCCATCGAGAATGCAGCGTTTTGCAGGTTAGAGTTGCCCGGAACATACTGTTGCGGGTTCTTCTTCCCCAGATTTATAATCGCACCAGACAGCCCCTCAAGGCCGTTCGTGATGTATTCAGGCGCGTTCGGGAGCTGAAGCGTCTGGTTATTGCTTGTCTGTTTGCTGTCTTTGCTCATGTCAGCTCTTTCACTCCAACCGTGGCGACCTCACCAAAGCCCTCTTTTTTCAGAGCCCGTATCCAACCGCGCCGCCCGCTAATCGTGATGACTGTGCAGCCAAACTCGCGCGCTCGCGCTTCGATTTGCGGATAAACTTCATCCATCAGCTCAACGAGATTTCCGGCAGCTATCCAGATGTGGAACTGACGGACTTTCGGCTTGTCGATGATATTCGTCACCGCAATCGACTCTTCGCCGAGCCACAACTCAGCGCGGCGCTCTGTGACCTCTGCAAGCACGTCTTCAACACCGTAGGACGGGTCATACTCCAACGCCTCACCGATCATGCGCTCAATCTCTGCACGGTTCATCTTCGGCCCCTTTGGGTTACGTCAAAAACAGGCCGACCAAGCCGACAGGTTGCCCCCACAAGGTCGCTTTCCCATCGGAGGCGAACAATTGCGCCCGATACGCGAAAATCGCTTTTGTCCTGGCTCGCTACAATCGTTTGCGGCGTGTGCGTGGTCTCATCGCCTTGCGGGTATTGCTTTGTCTTCAGGGTGAACGTCACAGCGCCTTGCTGGTCATGCAGGTCAGGCCGCATAGAGCGGATCTGAACCACCCGCGCGCTCTCACTGAAATAAATATCGCCCGTTTCAGCGTGCCAGCTTATGCCGTCACCCGCTGCCGTGGTCCCCCGTTCGTGGATATAGATATAACCATCATCATCAACCGCGACCGGGTAATCATACGGCGCAGAATCCACCATACATGTGCGGTCCATAATGCCGCTGAACCACTTTCCCTCGCGCGCCGAGAACGCATAATAACGGCTGCACTCAACCCCATCATCTTCATGCGGGTAGAACCAAAACACCTCATTGAACTGCGCAAGCGATGAACAATAAATCTTTTCTTGCTGCGCATGGACTTGAGCTTGCTGAAACGTCTCGTCAATCGGAGCAGGCAAAGCCAAAGGCTCGCCCCCGAATCCGACCGTATAGAACACGAAATCAGGCCCGCACCAGAAAGCTTGATTGCCGAGCACATCAACGCCATTCGGCCCCACTAGGCCGCAATTCGAGCCCGCGCGGCGAAAATCCCATGTTGCACCAGGCGAGCCTACAAACTCCTGCCAAAACATGCCTTCATCGGTCCAAACGCCGATAATCTGGCCCATCTCTTTAGCCCGGACCAAGCGCCCCGCATTGCGAAGAATGAACTCGCCCGCATTGTTCGTGGTGCTCGTTGTCCAGTCTTCAATGTCTTCAATATCGCACCAACGGACACAGCGCGGGTTCTCATCGCCGCTTACCTCTTCTTCGCACCCATACGCCACAATCTGCCGGGAGGCTGTGCAGAGAACCGTCTGGACGGTCTCAGGGGCATTCGTGACGGCAACAGCAGCACTTGCTGTGTCATTCTTCCAAACGTAGATCTTGCCGCCGCGCGGGTTCGCAATCAGCCATTCGCCGTAATTGTCTAGCGTCCATGTGAGCGGGAAGAAGTCGCCTGTAGAGGCTGAACCATATGTTCCACTTCCCCATGTGCCTGTGCCGTACCCAGCGCCGCCAAAACCGTCTTCATTGCCAGCCGCAAAGCCTGCAGGGGTAATGTCGTAGAGCTTGCCTCGCGTGAATATGTAGAGACCGCTATGGGTTCCAAAGGCAAAGTTAACCTCTCCCTCATTGTCTCGCCAGACATGACCGCCCCGGCACTTGCCTGTTAGCTGCTCCGTGGTCAGGAACTCCCAACCGCCGATCACTTCCAAGCCGCCCCTATGCGGTCGCATATTGTTGATCGAAGAGTAACCGCCCTGACGGGTCTTGAACTTGGTTTCATCTTCAATCAAGCCAGGATCAACGTCTAGAGCTACAAGCGTAGGTCTCATTTGCGCAGCTCCTTACCAGGGCCAACAATCCCGCCCCACCAAAGCCAGCCGCCCGTCATCAGCCATGCAAAGCCAAGCGAGGCATACAGGACCGCAAACGGCTGATAAGGCGTGTTCTTTGCGTGGCGCTTCACCAGCCGCCATGACCAGAGCCAATCCGCCTTGGCTTTCTGTGTCGCGCGGCGCTTATACCACCAGTCGTGGTCATGCTGGTTACAAATATCGGTATGACACACCCGCCCGAAACGCTTCGGGCCAAAGGTGCAGCCATCTTTATACTCGTTAGGAGGCGGGGAGCGTGTCACTCTGAATCCGTGCAATTTCAGCGTCAGCCGCTGTGCTATCGAGACCATACGCCCCGCAAATCTTTGCCACAGCAAAAAATCCGGCCATGTCAGCGCTGAGCAAGTCCACCTTGTCCGGCAACTTGTCCATCATCTCATACGCAATCCGAAGCACCCGAAGCGCCGCAACAGGATAACCATTTGTGCTCATGAGCGTGGGGTCAGTGCTCGTTAGCTCGGCATACGAAAGCCCAAGAGATTCAGTATGCGCGGCATCTAGCGCAACTTGCTGCTCAATCGTGTGAAGCTGAAAAAGGAAGCGATAAGCTGTGACCCAACGCTCTGTAGGCGTTTCAAACGTAATCGGAGTAACTGTTACCGTCATGCGACTTTCAATCCTAATGCTGTCAATTTTGCAGCTGCTGTCCAGCCCGTCATGGTCAGACTTGAAGGCATTGCTGCTGCGGTTCTGGATTTAGTGATTACCCCGCACACGGCCCCCGTTGTGTCGCTTGGCGGACTGCCGCCAGAAAACACATCAAAATTGATCAAGTCATATTCAAAAGTGTTCCGAACGGACGAGATGAAGGACGGGTCTAATTGCGTAACCGCCAAAGCCGCAATGTCACCAGAAACCACCGCGACCGTTTGATTGACTGCGATATAGTAAAGCGTTTCGGCAGTTAGCGTAACATTGGTAATACTAACTGTGTGCATACCTGTGGTTGTTACAGCATCTGATACAGCATCTGATACCCTGGTGCCGCTTGAATCATAAATTGCCAGATAGACGGTTGCGGCAGTGTTTACCGGGCGAACAAACTGAATATCGCTAATTTCAACATCTACTCTTGGTCGAAACGGCACCAGAGTATCTGTGTTTACTGACAACGAAACGGCGGTTGAATGTATGGTCTCAGGCCAACGTGGAAAAATACCGCCGCCTGAAGCGTAAGGACGCTGACCACCGCCACCGCCAACTAAAGTTGATAGAGCCGTCATTAATCCCAATCTCCTGAAGTGCCTGCAAAATCGTAAGCCCACATGTTTTTATCGATCACGAGAGACGCCTCGCCAAGAATCGTATCAGAGCCATCCGGGTTGATTGTAACATTGTTCGTTTCGGCAGACTTGCCGCCCTTAACCGCCCAGCGCTTACCTGCGCCCGCCGCAGGCAGGTTGAGCGTAATGGCTCCCCCTGAACTGTCGCAGATAATCATGTCACCATCCGCAACCGTGACAGGGCTGTCACCCGTTGCCACCCGGCGAACATTCCAGATCAAGCCCTTGCGCCCGTATTCTGTAGTGCCCAGCGCCGCAATGCTCGTCAGATCGCCATCAAGCGGCTGGAAATTCGCGTCAATGTAAGTCTGCGTATAAGCGTCCGTAATCGCATAACCCGCTATCGTCGTAGGCTTGCCCGTAATATCAGCCCATGCAAACGACACGCTGACAGAGCCAAGCGCCGTTGCATTCAATTGCTGCAAAGTCACCGGATGCAAGGCGTCCGTCGCATCCGCATGAAGTGTGATGAAGTCCGTCATGGTCCCGCCCGACTTGGCGAGCTTCGTATCCGCATAAGCCTTTGTGGCGGCGTGAAGGTCTACCGTAGGCGCTCCTGATAGCGTTAAAGCCCCCGTTAGGGTTCCGCCCGCCAAAGGCAGATAATCAACCTCTTCAGCCGTGAAGAAGTCGCTGCCGTCCGTGGCAACCCATTTAATCGCACCCGCACCCACTGAAACCGTGGTTCCAGAACCGTGCGTAAACGTTACCGCTGCCGCACAGCTATTCTTAACCAGATACATTTTCGCGGTCGCAGGGCAGGTAATGTTAAACCCGCCAGACCCGGTAAAGATCAGCATCGCATAGCGCGCCTGGTTCTGCACGTAGTCCGTGCTCGTCAGCGTCACATTCGCCTCAACAGCAATCGAGACAGCGCCTGCAATGGCTTCTTCTAAACGCTTGATAACGTCATTTAGCTTGGTATCGCCCCAAGTGTTCAGGTTCTCGCCAAGGGCTTGAAGCTCAACACCCAATAGCGGGCTAGGACTTGAAGGCATTAGACTGTGGCCCCTGTGTCTTGCCGAAGCCAATTCGTGCCATCAGACACGCAGACCCGGTCTATTGTTGTGTTCCAAAGGGCGTGCGCCTCATACTCGGCAGCACTCGGCATGTCTGCCGTTGCAAACCGTGGCAAAGCAACAGGCGAAACCCGGTTCAATTCTCTGTTCAAATCACTGACCAATGTACGCGCCCACTGAGGGGCTTGCGGGCTGACTCTAATCACCAGCCCGCGTCCACTTTTTCATCATTCGTCAGGCTGTCGCTCTCGTCACGAAGCTTCCGCAGTGATTCCCGCTCTGCAATCTTCGCATGTTCCATGCCCTCGCGATCCATCAGAATGTCGCGGCTAATCGTGTACTTAGCCCGCGCCACAATCACATCCTGCGCCAAGTCCGTACACCAGCTATTCGTATCATCATCTGCAGACAGCGCAGGCTCGTCGTAAACGCCCGTTATCGTCAGTGTGTAAGCCTGGTTAGGCGTGGGGTAGATCCGAAACTGTCGCTTACGTACAGCGTAATCCAAAGGCTGACCAACTGTCAGCGTCGCGCCGTGCCAAATCTCCATCTCATCAAACTCAATACGGCGCATCGGGTAAGATGTAGACCCCACCGTCACCAACACCTCATCAATCACCCGCAAACCATCGGGGAAATCAACATACTGGCTATCGGCAACCGTGGTTGCAGTGGAGCGGCCCTCATTGAAGTCGAACCGCTCCCTTGCGTAAAACTCAATTGCCCGCTGAATGGCTGTCTCGATCTGACTTGTGAGGTCAGACCGATTCAGCTCATCCGCAACGCGGGTCTTGAGCGCACCAAAAGTGCTCATTACGAAGCGGCAATCGCCGGATCGACAGGGATGTATTCAACGAACACAAGACCCTGACCAGCCGTGAGCGACGC